CCTCCTGATACGATTGATCAGTTGGTACACGCGTTACAGACATATACATCTGATCTGTCTCAACTCGTGTCCCACCGCTGGATTGCCCTTGTCCGTTATACAAAAATTTTTTTACGTATGGCACCACGTCTTGCAACGTATGCTGGTGTCAAATAATGAAGTAAATCCGTAAAATAATAATTGTATGGGTCTGCTGTAGATGTGGAATGAATTCCTGTGGGGCTATACCCACGATATCCAAAAAAGTCGTTAATGACTCGCTTGAATAATGATCTACTCCCTGAAAGGGAGTATGCTGTTGACAATTGATATCTTTTGAGACATTGTCTCATAGACACTATTCTTTCGCCAAAGCAAATAGAACTCATACCATCACGCAAATCCAATGTCGCCGCCATTTCTTCATTGTTATTTTCTTGCATAGGTTTGGAAGCCTCTGGCGCATTGTCGAGATCAGTAACCTCTTCAACACTTGCTTGCGGATCCAAAAAAGTAATTTCACCTTGACCCTCCAAAGTTGGATCTGGGAAATACGTCATGGCACGCAAACCTTCATCAGTAGGATTAAATACTTCGAAATCATCTCCAGTTGAAACAAAAACATTAATTTGAACGTCATTATCAACTGTACTGTTCGGTACAGTTAATTCGTTAAGAACACGAACTGATAAATATCCATTACAAAAATTGTCTAAAACTGGTGCTAACAAAGCATTACTGTATGGGAGTGTTACTCCAGTCGCACCGGGAATTTGACATTCCAAATACGGATAGGATGATCCCCATCCTATTTCTACAGTAAAATCCTTTTCCTCCGCTATATCAATCACTCTTGTGTAATTCGTGTTGTATTCATACTGAAACGAACTAGCACTCGCCGGATCATACATAATGGCCAAACGGCCTTTATGAAAATTCGACGATACAACTTGAAAACGGAATCGCATACTACCACGCCAATGTTTAAAAGGCAAAGTAGCAAATGCACAAGCAGGCAAATGTAATTCGGTATTACCCAAATTTGTATTTTCTGCCCACAACATAGGCGTAACCTGAGATACCCAAATAGATGTCTCAGGAATCGCTGCGACTCCCCACGTGAATGATGTCAAATAGGACTCTCGTGTACTAATACTACAAATCGTCATCTCATCTGTGGCACCCAATCCCATAGTTCGGGGATCGATCGTAACTTCTTGTTTACAATCAAGCGCCAATTTGGTGGTCGAATCAGGAATATTAGTATTAGCGAGATTGCCAACGTAAGTAGGACGATATGGAACAATATCATCCAAAACAGCAGGACGTGAATAGCCAAAAATCTGAGCCACACCCGATACAGCAGAAGCTGCAAGCTCGGTCGCTCTGGCATACATCCCAATGACTGGCGCATCTCGAAGTTTCCCCATCCAATTCGCTACAATAGATGCTGGTCTTGAAATGGGGCCGGTTCCATACTCATCCGCTTGCGGATCAAGTATAGTCTCTTCCATCTGCGGTGTTAAACCTAAGGAATCCTGAACGGTAGGTGTAGACAAATGCATGTCTTCTGCCCACGCAAACACGGATATTGTGATAGGATCACTTGCACCGTTCGCATGCTTCAAATCAGTAAGCGTACGAATAGAAACTGCACCCAAACGCGAAAAATCGCCCAAAGGTAATCGACATGCATTGTAATCCCACACAAAAGGTAATATCATATCACCCCCTGCAGATGTAGTTGGATCCAAATAAACATGCGGTCGCTGTGAAGCAGCCACATTGTCTTGAGTGATTAAGGCTCGATCAACTGTAAAATCATCGTTGAAATCGAGTGGTTTATAATTCGCCAAAAGGCGACCATAATAAAAACCATTTCCATTAATCATGAATTTCAAATGCAATTTACATCGCATTAAATAGAAATTCGATATCCTATTGGAAACACGCGGATTTGTAAAATACAAATTCCATGGATCAAAATCTTGATAAAAATTTGTCGAATTTGTCCATTGATATGATACAATCTTAATAGGTCGAGAGAAAAAATCTCCCAAACTAACATCATCCATATCAGCTGCTCCAAAAGTTGGATCCGGCATACTACCTACTTCATAGGTATATGCTGCATTTTGGTCCTTGAAAGATAATATCTGTGAAGACTCTTCCTTACTAGTCTTATTCACAGTTACGTTAAACTTTGACACTTCTGCTTGACAATCAAGTAAATGTGTATCGTGTTCAGCAACTCTTTCATTAACCATAATCCATTCTTTAGATACGTAATCCCATTGTGGTCCAGGTGAACCATTAGAGATGTAGTGATCTGAAGAATAGAACGCGGAATCCACCGCTTGCCGGGTATCTCGCCCGACCGTGCTATTTGTTTTGGTTTTCTTTTTAATTCTTCTTCTTGAACTTTTAGTAGACCAATTTGTTGTGCCATAATCCCTCCGGGGCCTCTCCTTTGGGTATGGTGCACTTTTGTTTGAGCTCTTTAAACTCCATCCTAAATAGGAAGACTACTCGAGGGCAGCCGAAAATCACGCAAGCCTACAAATTACTTTGAAAAGTGCATACAAAAATAATTTGCGGTAATCCAATACGTGATTTGCATATTGCTTCGAACTTTCGCCCAGATGCCTCTGGACCGGATGCTTTTAATGTCGTCCCAAGACGGTGCCTCCTTACTCAAAAATTGCAGTATCAGGCTCATCGAAAATGGACTTCTTCTTCTTAAGTCCTCGATAAGCATCCTGCAATTCCTCGTAAGTTGGCAATAGCCCCGTCATAGCAGTAAGACCAGCTCTCTCTGCTACACGTTGCAACTGAGGTCGACGTTTCTCGTAAACCTCTCTTCCCCATCGCCAATACTCTGTTGCCTGTGTGACAATAGCATCTGCGGCGATCTGCTCGGGCAAAGCAGGGGAATTCTT